TTACAATGAAATTTTTACATCAAACTCAAAAGCGTCCAACTCAGCCTGTGTTGTAAACTCAGCAATAGTTAGCTCAGCCTCATCACTTGCCTTTCGCAACTGTTCGCGATTGGCTAGTAGCTCTTGCAATTGAGACTTGCTCAGTCCTAGCGCAGCTTGATCACCAGATAGTTCAGCAATAAGCATGTGCTCTTGTGCTTTTTGCACACGCCATTGCTCGTTACCTAGTTTGTTAAACACCGCTTCTTTAATCTCTTGAAATTTATCGGCTTTTGATGCCGCAAATCTTTCCTCTTCCAGCAAAATCTGCTGAGCTTCATAGGTTTGTTTAAAATCAGCCACTGTCGTATCGTTCCAGGCAACGCCCGTTTGAGGGTTCACTAACCAATAGTTACCGTCTATCTTCATGCCTTTATCGGCAAAATATTCACAACTCATAATTTCTCCTTAAAATGCGCGACAAGTACGGCCAAGGCCATATTGGTTATAGGTATAGTGCTCGTTAAGAATGCCGGCACCTGAGTAAGGGTTAATACAGCTAATCGCACTGCCTAATACACCGCAGTCATAGCCAGCATTGTATGCTCTCGCTTGATATGAATACATGCCGAGTAATTCGCCATCAAAGGTTTCAAGCACCACTCTTACCTCTGAATCCGGAGAGTATGTCCCGTTTGCATTCGGGGCCTTATAGTGGCCTGAGCTATTACTAAAGAAGTAGTTGATCGGTTCTAAACGTTTAGCTTGTGTAAATCGATAGTGCACACTGTATTTGTGTTCACCCATTTTGGTGACACCGTTATAGCGACCGAAGAAACCGTAGTAGCTTGTGCCGTAGCCCGATACCGTTGTTTCAGAGTGATTATAACTATTGATACCATATGGCCATTGGATATTATGATAGATGAACTTAATAACCGTGAAGTCGCCTGCGTCCACATAGGCTTGAAGCTCTTCAGCATTGGCGATGGCCGTATTTGTTACAATATTACCGTCACGGTACTTCTCTACTAACACAGATGTGCCTTCATCCACCATAACCAGGCAATGCTTAGTATTATCATATAAAACACCCACTTCATTATATTTGTGGCTTGTTAAAGTACTCACCCCAAACTGATCCGTTGCATTTAAGTCCAGCTTAGGTTTAGTAATTGAAGTAAAACCAGACGACTTACAGAACACCCCACCATAGTTAGCTACAGCCGTAGTCTGTGAGTCTTGTGTACTATAAACAATCTCATATTGAATATCTGCAGAGTTATTTTTACTTGCCAAAGGTACATAAGCACTGGTGCCGTAGTAATAAATTTTACTAGCTGGATTTTGCTCAAACGCATTTGTGTAGATAAAGCTCGTATGCGTAGTGGTTTTTTCTGCACCATTTGCGCTTAATTTTAAGAACTCTAAACGACATTGCTCGGTGTTTGCATTATGTGTAAACCCAGGTCGAACAACGTGGGTCTCACCATTACTGTCATACACAGCAAATACAGGTGTTGACCTGCGGTTATTCGATGACGTGCTAGCAATGTCAATAGGCGTCATTGGCATCAAAGGTCTAACTTGCAAAGAGTTATTCGTTGTCTGCAAAGACTCCACTCGGTTTAGGTTTGGTGCCATCGCGTCGAGTAGATCAAGTTTGTCTGACTTATTACCAAGATCTGTGCTCGTTTGAGTCAAAGACTCTGTCGCCGTTTGTAATGCGGCACCCGTAGATTGCGAGACCTGCTGAAGTGCGCCAGTCGCATCATTAATATGTGACTCAGCAACCGCAACAACAGCTTGTTCCAGTTTTGCATTGTCAGTTAATTTAGTAATCGCATTGCTTACTAACGCTTGTTCTTCAGCGGTTAAAGGCTGGTTGCCCTGCATATCAGCAACTAGCTTATCTACCATGACTTGCACGGCATTTTGTATACTCGCCATAATGTCCTCTTATATTGTTAATAGTGGTTCGCCGAGTAGCTGGTTTAGCTTTACTCGTCTAAGTTTTTCGTTCAACAGCTCATCTTGCTGACGACGAAGATTGGTTTGCATGTACATGAGTCTGTCCACGCCGGTAAGCGCGTACTTTATGCGTAGTACATCCTGTTGTAGTAAATTGTCTGGGTGGGGTAAGGGCAGAGAATAAAAAGGGGTTTTATCTTCAATCATAGCAACCCCTTATACAGAGAATGCACGAAGTGAACGCACTCTTGGTCTATCTACATGAGTACCAGAAAGTATTAGTTTCACACGAGATTGAGCATCGGCTAAGTTCGAATATTCATAGTTACACAATAACCAGCCATCCCCTTCTGGTTGAGTCGTTTGCAAAGGGATATTTAACCACTGACCTTGCTGTTCAATAAACGCTTCTACTTTTGCGGTACCTGGTAGCTGAGCTTCAAAACTCACCTTTAAACTACCACCTAAGCGGCAAGGGATTGCTCGTGTAACATAATCTGCGTCATTACTAACTTTGCCCAAAGCAGCTTGAACGCTATCGAACAGCACCGGTGACTGCGTGGCAGTACCTGCTAATTTAGCGCGCACTTTTAAAGTCTCATTGAGCATATTTGGTAAACGCAATGCCTGGGACTCTTGCAAATTAAACTCCCCACTTTGCGCACCGCTAAATTCAAAGTGCAACTGTGTTTCACTGCTCGGTCGTTCAATCACAGCCATTGCAAGTAGATCGCTGTGTTCCGCCAAGTCAATTTCACCCAGCTCAACACTGCTCTCAGTGCTAGTAAATCGCGCTGCTTTCAAACGAAAACTCAAATCTCGATTTTGATGTGGTGTCCAAGTAGACGCATTACTCGAAGACAGCAACACACCAACCTGATACGGCTGACTTGTTACCCAACCACTACTGCGGTCAAACTTACCAAGTTCCGCAATCGCTACTTCGTGCGTCGCATCATCGCTTAACACCACAATTGCATATTCCTGACCCGCATTGAGTGATACTGGCGCAAACTCAAACAAAGTCGGCCCACTGGCTTGTAATTGAGTGACAGGCAAGGATGTTTCTGCGATTACAGTATCGTTTGGCAAACCGAGGTTAGTTTCTCGGATCTGAACTCGAACTGCTTTCTCACCAATTTTCTTAAACCATAGTTCCACACCCGCAATAAAGCGTAACTCTGGTAATGTAAAAGTTTGTGCAAGTGGGTCAAAACGCCACTGCAATACGTTATTCACGCGACGTACTGTTTGCGTACGGATTGTGCCACTACCTGTATAAGTGGCCTCCCCTCTTGAGCCTTGTGCACCAGTAAAGCGAACAGACTTACTGCCCACAGGCACATTACTAGGGATATAAAATCGGCCAGATAATCGGCCTTGAGCATCGGCTTTTATGGTCATTGTCCCTCCGGTATAACTGTTATGCCATCAAATGTGAGTTGCTCTAGCGCTTCGCCCCCGCCAAACCCTGACAGAGAAAAACTAACCCAGCGTCTTCTTAAGAATTCCGCTCGACGTACAGAACTGCTGATCACTTGGGTTGTACTGACAGTTTGCGTGCGGACCCTAATGCCTCGCCCGCCCCAGAACCTTCTCGTGATTGAGCTTGCAACGTTGGTATGTGTCTGTGTCCAATGATCGACACTTGGCGTTAGACGAACGTCCGCCGGAATTGGCTCAAAAGCCATATATGGATTGATTTTCATGCTGCCTGTTTGCTTTGGCTGTTCCAGTATATCTTCAAGCTCATATGGCAATGTTAAAGCTCTGCCATTTGGAACTTGCAACTGGTGAATATCGGCTTCCAAAGGCAGCACCAATTCGCCATCTACAACAGCCGCTGTCTGCTCAATACCCGCGTCACGCATGTCGTCATCAATAAATGGATCGACAAAAACGCCATATTTACTTGCTGGGTCTTGGCTATTAGCATCATTACGTAAACGTTCAACGGCAAGCAGTTGATAGAGGTCGCCAATTTGATTTTGCATGTGCTCAAGCTGCGACATTGAGACAGCTCTTACCGCCAAATTTTCAATATGTGGAGCTTCGCTAGAAAGCCAAGATTGTGTGACTTGTGCGAGCGCTAAGTGATGCGCAGGCGCTTTTGGTGCGATGGGAAACTGATGCGCGGCTTGACCTTTGATCCGTTTAATTTGACCAAACCTATCAAGCACTATCAAATCGATCCTAGGTCGATACCACTGGTAATCAATCGTCACAAGTGTATTGTCGACTATATGGCCGCCATCGGCTAACTGCTTATCGAGACTAAAACCATACTCATCGAAATCAACGGTCAGCTGTTTTCGATAGCGATATGTCACCTCGTATAAACTGCCTCCTGCTGGCTCTTGACCGCTTAACTGCCAGCTGATGTGGTTACGCAAAAATATAAAGTCGGCCCCTTGGGTATAAACTGTATCCCCTTGTTTAATACTTAGGATTTCTAACACAGATTCATCAGGCAGCAAGTCTTCACCACCTGCCAGCTGCCCGCGCGTCAGTTGTGTCACTTTTTCAACAGTAACATTGACTTCATCAATGGACTTCACTGGAAAGAAGTCCGTATCCATACGCATCATACCCTGATCATCGGCTTGAAAAGTTTTTGGCTCTTCTTTTACTTCACCTATGTCTGGGTCACAGTCAAATTCGGTGGTTCGAGAGGTTGCAAAGGCGACTTCATAACCCTCTATATGTGCTTTACCTTCTTCAAGGCTGAAACTTTGTATACCTTGTTCAGCACCTCGATAACTTAACGTCATGCCCTGTACAACATAACTGCCACCATTGGCTTCACGGTCATATCGAGCTAAAGCCTGAGTCACAGCATCTAGCTGAGGCGGCGGCTGCTTAATTATTAAAGTACCTTGCTCGATACGATGGACAGGATAAAATGCTTCGTCAGGGCCTAGTGCATCACTCAGCAAACCCCATTGACAGATTTGCCGCAAACGCGCAGCGCCGGGCTCGTCAAAATTAATCGCATCGACAGCGGGATCTCGCAAACTAGGGTCTTGCTCTTCGGTGATCACTTTGTGAGTCAACCATACACCCACGTCAATAGTCGCAGACATATCAATGGGCACAACACCACTCGGTACTGGGCGTACCTGACCAGCCATGTATACATCACCTTCTGTGATCAGTGCACTCGCAGAATCGGTATCAACAACCAGCTCACCGCCTTTAACTAAGTCACCATCTTTGAGCAAAACATCTGCTACACCTTTAAGGTGATGGCCGACTTGAGATTGTAGATCGTTTAACTCTCTACTTTGCAGACCTTTTCCAGCTCTGAACAGCAGTCGTTCGTAGCCGGAATCCGCATGAAATTTTTCATAATAATCGTCAAGCATAAAAAACCTCTAAAAACTCACGACAAATTCAAAGCTCTCTCTCACACCCTCTTCTCTCACGAGTGGTGCACGGTGCTCAAGTAATAATAAAGTACCAGTAGATGCCACTTGTTCGGGCAACAAATAAGACAATCCAGTAGGTAGCTCTGGGAGTTGTTGTGTTCCAGACATCAAGCCTAACTCTCGAACCGTCTCTCCTACACCGTCTGCAAAATCGAAAGTAAATTCGCAGTAAAGATGTTGAGTCGGCTGTTCAGATAGGCTGAAACGCCCGCCTTGAATATGAATATCGCCTTGATCATCCGGATTACAAAAAGCAACTTTCTTAGCCTTTCGATAGCCAATAGGCGCAGCTAGCTCAGTTGCAATGATGGGTTCAGCTGGAGGAGATTGCCATGGTGTTTCACCGCGTCCCCAAGCCAAATATATAGGGGTTTGTGCAATAGATTGAGCAAACAATGTTCGCCCTGCACGAGTCAGAATAGCCAATGTATTTCCTTGTTTTACCTAACTCGATTTAACATATTCATGTCTTCACTAAGTAATAAGAGCAATACAACAACAAGGCTGAAACTTCATATACAGCTAATGGGATTTATCCCTGCTATTAAATTTATTTAGTGGGAGACCTGAACATTCAAACCGAATTTAGGTTAATTTATGAGTAATAATTGAATTAATCAGCGTAGCGCCTGATGAAAGGTGATGACCTGAGGGTATCTTGCTTCAGACCACACTGACGACTGCCAATGACCAAACCACTGAGCTTGGCCAATAGTATATGCACGACTTGTTTGACGGCTATGTGTGTTAGCCGACTGAAAACTATGCACGATTGAATTACTTAACTGCATAGTGCCAAGCACTTGAGAAGAGTAACTTTGCCAGCTGCTATGTTGCTTGCGCTCACGCGAGCTGGTAGCTGAACCTGGAGCATCAATAATTGCTTCATGTTCACGGCGTGTACTAATACGTAGTAACTTGCCATTTTTAAGTCGGTGTCGATAGCCTGAATGATCGCTAAGCAATGTGCCAAAACTGCTTGCAGACAACTTAAGCTCTCTTAAATCAAGTCTATATGTAACACGCACTAACTCACTTCGCGCTGGTGCACTTAGCTCCGCTAATTGTGCCATCCGTTCAACATCATTTAAGTCAGGCATCTGATTTAAATGACACTGGTAGCGATAGAAATGCCGATAAGATTTAGACTCTTCAACATCTGATAGAGAAAAGCCAAGCCAATCAAATGCCATTTCTAAGCTTTTTTGTGTACCGCGGATCCTTTGCCAAGCGAGGCCTTGCTGTAAGACTTGATCTAAATCGTCAAGGTAAGGAACCAAGGCACCTAAACCGTATTCCCATATAAGCCACGGTAGTAGAGATTGTTTAGGGTGGGACTTAAAGCCACGCAGCAATTGCACTCCCTCACCTAAAACGGCTTCAAGTTGGCCATGCTTTACTACAGCTGCTTGAAGGTCTGTGCGATTAATTGGGAGTAATGCGTCGCTATCAGTTTTTAAGTGATGAGACATAATTGAATTTGCCCTAGTTGAGCATATTGATTGGAGGCTATATCAATCAAAGAGTTAGGTGTATGTATTTCTACATGTTTAACACCTTCTACATGGAGTTGTGCACTTAGCCAGCTAGGTGTCATTGCAACACCAAGCGCCATTGTTTCTTGCCAAGCTTCACGTAATTTGCCTTCTAATTGGGTAAAGACCCAATTTGGCACATTATCTTGTAGATAAATATCCGCTTTGACATCAATCGGCACTTCTTCAGCGTGATTAACCTCGACCTGATCAGTTAACACCTTTACCTGATCGCTCAATACGTGGTTTCTCACTTGCTGAAGCAGTGCATCTGCATGCTCTTTGTCTTGAAATAAAATAGAGACGCGCACACGTCCCGGGGCTGGGCTATCCACTTCAACATCTTGGATAGTATTTGGAGCAGCTGTTAACGCTGCATTGCGGTAGTGATCTTTGCTGCCGGCAGTACTGGACGCCAATGTTTTTTGCCGAATGCGAAGACGGTAGTTACCGTCTTCTTCACCCTCGGCACGCACTAGACCATAAAACACACCAAGCTGGTCTAAATCACTGCTTTTTGCTGTAGCCAGTAAGTTAGCATACGCCGCCTCGTTAATACGTTGGCGTAACAGTAACTCTCGATAGCTTTCCACTTGCAGACATACAGTCAATGGATCGCTTTCAAGTTCAAGTGCATCAGCATATTGTGGTGCAAGTGATTTAAACCTGTCTTTACGTGCTTGGTAAATAGTTTCATAATCCAGTGGCTCAATGATGTCCGGCGCAGGCAGCGCAGAAAAATCAAAGTACTGGGAGTTCATAGTGGTTTCTCATGGGTTGATTATTGAATTGATAATCAGAAGATAAGGTATCAGTGAAACACAGCCTAATACCTTACGCGTTACTTAAAGCATTTAGACTTCCTCTGTCCAAAGCTGAGTTTGGGTTAAGATAGCTGCCTTACATGCTGCTATCAGTTGAGATTTTGTGACATTGGCAGTTGAGTTGTCTGCGAGTACCCAAGAAAGAGTACTGCCTTCATCCATAACTAGCACCGCCCTAGACATGCGGTTTTGTGCTAGTTCATCACCATCAAAAGTTAAGCCATCCACTTCGACCTTAATTGCTGCAACCGTATCCTCGCGTTCTTGCTTAAACCTGGCACGCTTAACTTGTGCAACCTCCTCATCAGAGTATGCATGCGTCAATGGATAAATGAGAGCAACTAGTGCCTCATCATCATATTCAATAGACAATGGCTTGCTTTGTGTTGAAATTTCAAAATCAACGTCAACAATTTGCTGCTCGTAGCAAGCTTGCCTTTGTGACAAGTCTAATACGGGCTCTTTAGGAAGTTGAGGTAGCACTTTTTGCGTATCAGGGTTAGCAGCGTTAAAAGCATGTATCTCTTCAATTCGCTTTTGAACATCTGCACACGTAATTTGCCACCTTTCATGCTCTCCAATAAATTCTGCGTCTTCATCATCGATTGCCAGTTTCAGTAGCTTTTTCACCTCCTCTCGAGGATGACGCAACATGATTTTACTGCGAACTTCACTGTATGTGGGCTTCATAGTAAATGCTTCGAGAGTTTGAGCTCCTTCAAGATTTTCAGGATTCATCTTCTTCTCTCCTAGCGAATCGCAATGCCAACAGGGCTTAAGGAGTGATGACAGAAAGACTTCACTTCATTGCCGTTCAAATCAAATTTGACTTGTTCATGGTTGACCACTGGAATCGTTTGATCATCACCCAAACTCACCTCTGAGTGGGAGATAAACTGCAATACTTTTGCACCGCTATTTTGGTGATAGAAACTACCATCGTCAGCTTTATAAAGTAGTTCAGAGTCAAGGCTTACATCCAAAGCGTCCAACGCTTTATAAACACTTTTATTACCAATTGGTCCGGTGATTTTATAAACAGAGTCCTTCACCCAATTTGTAAACGAGTCAGCCACTGTATTCACAGTCTCTGGTTTGCCTAGTTTCAATGACGATCCATTGAACTGCATATACAATAAGCCATCTTTTTCTATCAGACCGTATGTAGTTTTACACCCATAACTGCCTACTTCACCACCTAAGCGAGGTAATTTACCATGCTCGATTGGTTCGTCCAAAATGAGCTTACTATCAACTAATGTATGCATAGTCAAAGGCTTGTATGCATTTGTTGTGTACGACTTTGATGTACCAACCTGCCCAATTAAACTGCTTTGTAAAATTGAACCAAAATCAGGGCGAGCATCATTGCCAACCCACATCTTGTTTAACCCTGCTACAAATTGCCCACCTTCATGTTCAGCGGTGAAATGCGACTTAGATTTATAGCTTAGTAATGCAACAACACCGCTAGACCAACTGCTTAAATCAGTGTTGCTATCAGTATTAAACTCACGCTCAAGCACTTGCCAATTCAGCCCCTGATCTTCGGTGTACGTGGCAGAGAGTTGACTACCAGTCAGCTTTCTATTCAATGGGTAACCAGATGTATCATCTGGCACCTTCGTAATCCATTGCCCGACTACGCCCTCAGGGAAGGTCGCTGCGATATTATCTGGTGAACCAACGATGTCGACCCACTCAAGCTCGTCATACTCGCCTGAAAGGGTCATAAAGTCATATATGCAGTAAGTTTTGTTTTCTTCAAGTTCATTTGCATCATCACCTAGCAGATAGAAAAAGTCGCCAACGCTGTCTTTTCCTACTGAATCGACAGTTAGTACTTTCTTACCGGTATGAACATAAATGGGGTAGCCTCCTTTAATGATACCTAAAGATCCAAATCGCTGAAATAAACTAACACTGGTTTCGCTCTCTCTTATCAAAATTTTGTTTGGGCTTGTAACACTCGAGAACTGTGCTGTCGTAGTAAAAGGCATACGTCCTTTACCCCTAAGGACACCGCCCACCGCTTTTTTAATGGTGCTGTCCGCCAAAGAGTATGTATCTAACTTATGTGCTGATATTCTTAAATCTTCTACTTGCGATGCATAAACTGCATCATAGTATTTAAGTCCATCTAATCTGCCTGACATTTTCCCAAGCTTACCCCAGTCCGCGTGGACATAATTCTCGAAATCAAAACATTCCAACTTGTTTAAAGGTTTCTTAGACGACGCTTCATACCAATACGCTGAAGCCGAGCCGCCTTTATGTTTTAACTTCGCACATCCCATTGGGTTAAATGTTGGATGGTAAGCACCCACATTTTGCCTTTGTACACTGGCAATTGGGATTGCGGTTAAAGTATTCTCATATGATACTAGAACCGAACTTGAAGCATGGCCTAACCAAGCACTGGGTTCACTGACTCTTCCACCAGTATAACTAGCGCCAGTCTTATCATACATAAATGCGGAACCGCCCTCGGTTATGCTGTCGAGCGCTACAATTGGCCTAACGCTTTTACCTTGCTGCGCAATTCTAGAATTGCCAGTCGCTGGATAATATCCCGAAATATAGTCTCCGGGAAAAAGCTTTACTTCATCACTTACTCCCTCAACTACACGGATGCGGTATCGCACCTGAATTAGCTCGCCAGTTTTGGGGTCAAAATAAATATTATTTTGCGTATCCGCCAAAAAGACTCTTTGTTGCTGTGCTGACAGCTCTGTCCAAGTTGCACCATACCCTTTAGTGATAGAATCCCATTCACCAAATGCTGAGTAACCTTGCTCCACAAGGTCCGCAGACAGAGAAATACCCGAATATGAGCTTGCGCCATATTGCACATTACCTAATGGGTAAACAGCGCCTTTTTCCGAAATGACCTCATGCCAAGATTCTAGAAAAATAATGTCTTTTCTTGAGGTGATCACCTCATTGGTACCTACCGCCGCCTCAAAGGCCGCTTGCACCGTATCGTGTCCAGTTAACTTAGAAGTGACTGGGTCATAGGTTTTTTTACCATCAGGCGCATCGGGCAAGCGTATTTGTGCACCATATCCATTATCAGGTCGAGCGGTGTGTTTTATGTGGTGAATCGTACCATTTACTAATACTTGCGCTACGAGTGATTTTTGCGCTTTTGCTGTTCTGTTATCTCCAAGAGAATAACTCAGAGCAATACTTCTTGCTATGGAAGATTGTGTTAAATCACCGGTACACATCATTCCCCGACTAATTCGCTTTGCTTCGTAGCTGTTCAGTTCAGCACCATAGTCAACAAATCCACTGCCCGCATACTGCTGTTTGTTTTGTTCACGTATTGCGTCGAACTGAGCTTTTGACATTGTAGGCAGAATGGGAGTGAGAGTTTCACTCACTTTCTTAGCTGCATCGGCTTCAACTCGTGTTAACGTCGCGCTGGCATCAGTTTCTAAATCTGCTTTAGCTTGCTCTATACGGTTTGCCTGTGTTTGCACTGTGCTGGTCAATTCATTAGCTGCCGCAGCAAGCGCTTTATTTGTCTCATTCAGGTCTTTAATTTGGATTTCAATAGTGCTCACTTATAGTACTCCTTTTTGAGCTAATTCACTGTAGAGCTTCACGATGGTCGTGTTAGATTGGATTTGTGACGTTAACATTTCGGTCTGTACTTCAGTCATATGTAAAAACACGTCGTCGTAATACATGCGTAAATCGCCACTGCTCGATACAGAAATCGCATCTGCAGGTGCTGCGCTCAATAACAAGTCAAACCCTTGTATTACAGTTGACATTGGCGTCAGATAAAACAGCACATTCCTTGGGTGTGACCAAACAGCGAACAAAGTTCCATCTGATAGATAAAAGCCGACTTCTCGTACCGCGACGTTTGATTGCTCAGTGGTGAACTTACCTGAGATTCGAAACTGTCCATTTTGGTAGTTGATACCTTCGCTTACTTCAACTCTGTTTACTTCGTTTTTTAGATTTGTTTGACTTCGCTCTGGAGTGTAGCCTAGCTCCCCTATCGCAATATGAGAAAGCTGAACACTCAGCCCTTTTCCTTGAGCATCCACCGCTGCGTTTAGACCAGCCTGTGTGATTATTGGTTGGTATGTATTCATGAAAATTCCATGTAGAGATTATTGAGAGTAATTGAACCGGTATGAGATAAAAGGTGACCGGTAGACAACTCGAGATTTATATCGTTTTTTTGCTCAAGTTGAGTTTTTTTAATGCACTGTGCATGGCTAACACTGGAAAAAAAGACTGAACACCTTTTTAAAAGCTGATCGACATGCTGCTCAAAGTGCATTGAATTCAAGCCATAGCTTTGTGCCAGTGGAGATATAACCAAATCGGCCTGAACAAATGTGTCGTCAACGACTTGATCAAATGCTCTTTTTTGAAGTTTATAGCCCTGTACTGCACTTGCTATATACACCGTATTTTGCTGGATATTCCCGATTTCAAAATCTATTTGGGTGCGTTGAGGCTTATTTGCTGCAACGATTTGCCAAAGTTGAGCTTGCATTTTTGGGGTTAAAAAGGTGTTACCACTCTCGTCTAAGTTCTGCCTAACATAGGCCTTTATTTGCGCACTGTGCGGGACTCCACCAGTTTGCCACCACTCCTGTAGCTGTAATTCGACATTCAGTGCAGCCAACGCATTTTTTAATGCCCCAACAGTCCCTTTTACTCGATGACTGGGGACACTATCTGCGATTGCTTTGCGTTTGACCGACTCCGGCCAATTACTGTCCCAAGTATCTATACTCAGGGCATCTGCTAACCAAGGCAGAAAATCAACGGGGCACTGCCACGGATCCCATAAACTTTTTGTCGCAATGGGTAATGTCAAAATTCGGTCTGCACAATGTGCTAGTGCCAATTCGAGGTCTGTTGTGCTCGTTTGGTAGAAAAACTTAGACATTCTCCTCCCCCAGTACAACGGTGAGGCTGCAGCAATTCGCTACTTGCACACCGGATACAACGATATCTGCCGCTGGTTCAGTCAATTCAACACGCTGTACACCTACCTGATGCAATGCTGCATATAACCCTGAGAGAGAAACGTCATGGCCAAGTTTATGATGGTCATCTAAAAAAGCTTGAGCTGCTTGATAAGCTGCAGACGAAACCAACTCGCCATCCATACCTGGGTACAAATGCAACTTGGCGACTACATTAAAGTCTATAATCTCGGCACTTTTGACATGTACACGATCTGTTAAAGGGCGAATATCATCCCGGTTTAATTTTGCTAACACAGACTCTTTGAGTGCTTCACTCGCTTTGCCATATCCTTGTGTTAATTTACTCCCCTCAGCGCTTAATACCGTAATGACAACATCCCCTGGCATTGGCGGGTAAAAAGCGGTTGAATCTGTTGTATTTTGCTCAATTCCGCCTGAGTAAGTACAGTTCAATATCCTGCTTTGTTCGGGCAATAAAGCGGTCACAGACTCTGGCAAGTCGAGATAACTAAATTCGGGAGAATCTATATGTACATCTTTAATGTTTGGCGAGGCAGCATAAGTATGAAATTTATATGCCCCAGCAGGCCCGGCAGTACTATACCCCTCCAAGGCAAGATAAATACGTTCTCGAAAACGTTCATCACTCTCCATTATCGCTTTTTGTGGAGGCGTCACTTCTTCATTCGCAGGAATTACCGTCTCGCGAATGACGCCAAATCGGTTGCCCAAATAGTCAAGCTCTTGGCTAGAAGAATGTGCCAATAGCACACCATGCGCACTTTCATTGATGCGCTGACGCAACAGTAGCTCTCGATAAGCAAAAGACTCCACCAGCTTTATGACCGGGTCGCTCACTAGGTTCAATTCAGCATCAGGGAATCGCGTTTTAAAATCGTCTAAAATCTCAGCCCTAATCTTTTCATAGCTTAGAGGTTCAATGAGGTTTGGCGCCGGCAAACGGCTGAGATCAATGGCGCTAAAGTTTGTCAAAGACATAACTAAGATCTTAATTAAGTGTTGAGAAATGCCTGACTAAAACCTAGTCAGGCACATGGGGGAGTTTAAAAATTATGACTTTGGAAAGCTTGCTTTCACGCTAGCTCTAGCGCCCAACCAAGCTTGTTTCGCGTCTATGGTCGCTTGTGCCGTGTCACCAAGCTCAGTTAGATTCGCCATGTAATCGATGAACAAATGGTCGCTCTTTGCTTTGTAGTCGAGTAATCTTGATTGGGTAATTTCCTCCTCGGAATAAACAACTTCGTAATCTCCATCTTCGTAACCAGCCAGCTCAGCAACTTCTTTTGCTGACTGCTCATTATGAATGCCGCTAGCAACAATTTTATCAGTTGAAACTTGTTTTAATAATGCCATGTTTACTTTCCCTAGCTTGCTTCTTTAACGTTCTTATTGTAAAACTCTGTAGCGTCTGTATGTGAATATGGATGACCCACATCGTTTGCCCAAATCATATTATTACCATGATCGCCCGTACCAGCATAAGGTAAACAAATCGCAACTTTCATTCGCCCTTTACCAGAAAACAGTGGAGAGTGGCTTCCGCCCCAACCATTCCTAGTTGAATGCTTATAAACCCAGCCTTTACCTAAGTCACTCTTATCAACTTGAATATTTGCGACTCGGTTTGCCGCAGGGTAAAACTTGATGCCATCAGAACATTCCAAAACGTTTACCCAACAACTAGATTGAGTTAAAAACTCCCCTCGCCCCCATCCAGTGTAGGAGTCTACACCTTGACTTAAAACAAAAAAGTGACCTTCATTAGGATTGCTATCCTTACCCTTGGTAATCTCAACATCAAACAGAAGCACCTTAAAATTACTACCATAAAAGTTGTTTTCGGTACGTTCGTCACCCAGCGCTCGAGTTAAAAACTCCCCTTCTGGTTTTAAGCCGTTCTCAGCAAGCTTGCTCAATGTCAGTCTCGTCACAGTACCCGATGCTTCAACGCCGTAGTCAATCCAACAGCGCCATGGCTTGCTATGTGAACTAACCATATCTACGGCTACATTATCTTTGCCTATCCCGTTAAAATACTTGGTATCCACCAATAAGTTTGGCGCCAGTGGTAACGCCTTTTGAAAATCTCGAATTTTGGCATCAACCGCCTGCTCTTTCGCCGTTAAACGGCTTTCAACCGCAGCATTTTTTTGGTCAATTTCAATCGCTTTTTGTGCTACGCGATTGTCGATATCTTCAATTTTTGTATCCACAATGCCAGTGAGTTGCTCTGCTGCACTGACTACATTTGCAATGTCTTGCTCTAAAGACATAATTTACCTCCAAGTAAAAAATAAAAAAGCCCACCAATTGGCGGGCTTTGCGTTTAGGTTTAATAATGAAAATTAAAAATCAATAGGTGTGCTCAATACCCAACTGATACCATATTTACTGCGCTTTAATGACGGCGTCGACGCCATTTGCACGCGAAATAATGTCAGCCATTACATCGCTTTGGCCTTTTGTTTGGTAAGGGAAACTGAGTTCACCATTGGTAACTTTGGTTTCCACATCGCCAATCGCTGTTTTGAGTGATTCCGTAGACGCGCGCATTTCTGCAAGCGTTTGAGCTGAGCTTAATTTATTCACAAAGCCACTCAACTCATTAAGTAATAAGTGCACAGTATCCGATGTCGTGCCAAGCAATGACTCTGAATCAGCAACTTGTTGCTCAAGTGCAGAGCGAACAACTTCGCGACTTTGTTGCAAAGCCTCTTCTACAGTCAGCTCCACTGAAAATGTACTCTCTTCACCGAAATTTTCTGCCACCAGCTTTGCAACCGCATGCTGCGGCATTTTTGCATCAAAAAACTGCTCTACAGCTTGTCCATTTACAAATAGTTTAGCCATTTAAGTTATATCTCCTTGACCTTATGCAATCACATCATAGGCAGAGTCGCCAATATAGGCGAACTGACCCCAAGCTTTATCGATGGGTACATGACCCGTTACAACGGCTGGTAGTGCAACTTGAATCACCCCTTTTTGCTCTGCTGGTAAGTTTTTACCAGGCACATATGGATGGCAATGCGTATAGTGGTTTCTACTGCTGTGACCATATTGACCGCCACATACTTTTGCCGGTTCACCTGCTTTTAAGCCAGTACACCAAAACCCTGTTGGCACCACACCACGAATATGCTTAACGATGGCCCCAAAGGTAATATGTGTTGGTCTTCTTAAGTATTGATACATTAAATAAGCATCAACATGGCTGTTTTCACCGCCTTGGTTAGGTGCATATTCCAATTCCCAAATATTAAAGTTTTGTGCAAACCATTTGGTATCTGAATTAATCGCTTGTAAGAACTCTCTGGCAAGAGGTGTGCGTTGTGTAGCTTCTACACCCGTTTCCACTTTTTCTAATAAAGTAGCTTTAGTGACAAAACCGCTTGACCATGCCTCAGGGACGGTGCCAGCTTGGTTGGCAACCAAAGCCTGATTTTTGGTGATTCGAAAATGCGATTGACGCTCTTCATATGAATTTAGCAACGCATCTGCGCTGGCAAGGTGCGCGTCCACCTTTGTTTTTGTCTCGGCCACGGCCGAGCTCAATTTATTGGTGATCTTACTGATCTGATTATCAACTGTTGCCGTCAAACCTTCTGTGGCTTCAACAACGCGAGTTATATCCTGTTCTAATGACATTAAATATCTCCGCTATAAACAAAAAAGCCCACCATTCGGTGGGCAAAAGCACTATCAAAAATTAATTAGTCATGAAATTTAGGATAACGAGCCTGCACCGCTTTTCGGGAAAAAAGCCACGCCTGTTTCGCTTCATTTGCTTCCAAGCTTTGCTCGCCATATTCCGCTTTTGCAGCTAAATATTTAAACGCGAGGCCATCACTTTGTTGTTGATAACCTAAAATTCGAGCAGCTTGGCACTGAGCTTGCTGTTGCAAAACTTTAGCTTCTTGCATCAACTTCAGCGCTTCTTCTGCGAGCGTCTGTGCACGCAAGTTATCTTCTTTTTTCATAGACCTTCCTTACAAAATTCCTTTGTCAATCAATGCAAACTTTTGTTTTAAATGACGATACATATTCATAATTTGAGAGCGCGCCATTTTGGCAAGCTCTGGCGCGATTAAGATATTGAAATCTACGCCCTTGTCGATAATCGTAATCGCATCGCCCGGCACACCAGTCAAAGTCAAATCAAAAGCCAGCAGTAAATCTATGTCATTAGACTTATAAGCAATTGGCTCATTTGCCGAATAAACAGCAAATAATACGTGGCGAACTTGGCCATTAACTTCTTCTTCAGTATAAAAGCCAACCTCGTTGACAAAGAAGCCATCATCAGCAACTTTCGAGTCGTCTCGGACTGTCAAATGTAGCTGTTTTTGATCTTCAAAATACTCTGCATGGTCAATATCTAGGCGATACTTTTCATCTTTTAAATTCGTTGTATTTTCATCTACTTGATGAACTCCCGAACCTATTCCAATTTTTGTGATCTTAGCTTTGAAACCTTTTTGCTGTGCTCTGAACACAGCAGCAAGCCCCGCTGAGGTGATCACCGGCTGTAAAATCGTGCTCACTATTGCACTCCTTGTTTTCGAAATGTTTAAGTTGCAGAAACTGCATTTAGATACAAACGACGCACGGTCGTTTGCTTTGCGCTTTTCGACATAGCACCAGCCATCTGGCAGCTAAACTCAATAAAGCGCGAAGGCATTGTTTGTTCACTGCGAATGTATGTTCTTACAACCTGTCCTGAACCCGTTGACAGTGCGGCCCCAAAACCCAGTTTTGCGCGTGCACTCAAGCTGCGTACATTCGCGGTACTCACACGCTGGCGACTAATCAAAGGCACTTGTTTTCGAATGACAAGGGCGCACCCTGGCTGAGATTTAGCTGTGATAGCACGCTCAGATGAAGATGCTGCATAGTGGCGGGAAGCGGCTGTGCGATGCCCAGAAATGGCACCAGCGAGTGAGAGTGAATTACTGCCAGCACGACGCTTCTCATGCGGCATAACTTTGGCATAAACACGGCTGCTCGCAAATCCGTGTGCTGAACTGCCAGCGACGGCTTGCGAGGACATTTTCATGCCAACTAAAAAATCAAAATGTGCGCGCTGTGGTTTTGTCTGATTCGTCACTCTATAAATCGCATCATAAAGTTTTTGATCTAATACCACTGCGCGACTGGTATAGGGCATTTCGTTTGCCCAAGCAATAAACGTAAAGGTATGTGGCTCTCCACTATGATGCGGAGCCAGATATACGTCATCAATATCCTCAAACCATTCGAAAAACTCAATTTGTAAACCAAGAGACTGCAACGCGCGCTTAACAGCGCCCACAGTCCCTTTGTGTTTGTGGATAGAAACAGAATAGGCAATCATTGCTCGCTTGGTTTCGACCGACCAAGCTTCATCCCACTCATCAACAGACAGTGCCCAAGCAAGCCAAGGTAATAGTCCCTCGGGACAAGTCAAAGGATCCCATTGTGAACCTATGCTCTCGGGGATAACATGCTCAGTATTAAATTGAGGCCTATTCAGCGCCATACTGGGCTCTAAATCGCTTTCCAGTTGCGTTTTATTCACCGGTAATAATGAAGGTTTAGTCATATCTACGCCTCTTCTGGAAATACAAGATCAAGCGTTAAACGGAAAGCTTGGTTCACTTCTGGTTGAAGGTCTTCTGTTGGCGTCAATAGTTTTACTTTCCTCACACCTGGCTGATGAAGCGCATCAATAATACCTGAATGAGGTACTTCAGCACCAAGCTTAAAGTGGTTCAAAATGAAGGTGTCGAGCGCTTGCATTATCGCCAGCTCAACCTGAGCTTTATTTGCCCCGACATTCAAATAAACTTGCGCAGACAAAGGAACTAAGGTCGGCATGACCCAATTAACAACGACTTCATCGGTTATGGGTCTAATATCTTCATCATTGAGTTGTGCCGCTATTTTGCCTTTTACTTCATTTGCCTGAGTTTCGCTCATTGTGTCTAGCAAAGCATACACATTGACTCGGCCTGGTTGCTCTGAATCAACATATACATCATGTATGAGGTGGCTTGCTGAGAAAGTATGAAACTCATATGCTCCGCGAGTTCCAGCCATACTGTAACTCTCTAATGACATAGGGATACGCTGGCGATAACGTTCATCTTCTTCATCGTCATCTCGCCCAATACCAAACAATGCACCTAAGTGATCTAAATCATTTCCTCTGGCAAAAGCCAACATCACTGATTTGGCGGCATCGTTGATACGTTGTCGTAATAGCAACTCACGATAGGCTGCTATCTCCAATAACTTAATCGCGGGATCTGATGCTAACAAACTATAGTCTGGAATTTTCTCCAGTAATGCTTGCTCAATCTGTTGATAAATCTCCTCATAACTAAGCGCTTCAATAACCTGAGGAGGTGGTAATTTCGCTAATTCTATAGCAGTACTCAAAATTCGTCTCCTTGCTAAATTTTTTGCACACGAACGCACACTCGACCACTTGGCCTGAGCAAACTATCTTCAGTGCTTAATTACAAAGGTGGGTTAAACTACTGGCTTAGTAAGTAACGTTACAAGCCATTACGTTTGGCGCTTAACAGAGCATCAAGCTTTGCATCTATGGAGTCCAAACGTTTTTCTATGCGCTTTTGGTCTTCTTTACGAATTTGCTTTAAATGAGCCAACTCTTGCTTGTTGGACGTAATCCGCTTATCGAGATCATTTAAATACAAAATTCCTGAAACCACCAAAGCGATCGTTGTTAAAATATGGGCTAAATTTAACTCCTTTTTCATTTGCCAATTATCAGGCTGTCTCACTTAGCGACTCCTTTTATTTTTTCAATGGTTCGCAAACCTGCTAAACCCAACATGCCCAAAGTTAACTCAAGCATTACGTCTAGCGGCAATTCTGGTACTCCATGCTCTGGCAATAACCACTGCAATATAGGGTTGATTACAAAAGCAAATAAAAACCCAAAACCACATACCCACATCAAAAAAGGTCTGGCCCCTGCGACAAATACACTGCGATGACTGGCCTGAACCGAATTAATCTGTGCCTGTATTTCGCTTCGTTTTGTAAGCAGACGTGCTTTTAAGACTTGCTGCTCCAGTACTTCTTCTTCGCTGGTGTAAAGTTCATCGATAATGTTACCGACTACTTGTAGAGGCTCACGAACATTACCCATAAATAAGCTGGTAAACCAACTCATGATTGCCATTCTCCACTCAACATTTGCTGAGCTAATTCTTGTGCACGATTAGGGACCTGCCTCGCCCAGCGACTATCAAGCATTTCAAGTGCTGCCTCTTCGAACTGGCCCTGTTCAACATGTTCTAACATCCTTTTAAAGCCCATGACGCCTTGCAAACCAATGTTAAAAGCCATATTGGTTAGCACTGCAAGCCTTGCTTCATTGCAATGACTCACGTTAATGCGTCGCTTTACACCGGCCAACGCATTCTGTACATCTTGTGCTAATAAGTACTCAGCTTCCTCTTGGTCGACGCCTTTGCCATCTAGGTTTCTACCATAACCAATGGTGAGTTTGCCTCCTGTACAATAATAGGGATAACGCCGGTACCCCTCATGCTTTTTTATTTGCTCAACTGTGTTCATAATCGACATTTATTTTCCTATTCTAATAACTAAGCTCCAGCATTAACGCTCTTTCAGCTTTGATTAGCCAAAACTCCGCCGAACGTTTGGTATCAAAGCCAAGCATTTTTGCTGCTTGAGTAAGATCCATATCCAACAAATATTTGGCCCGTATTGCACGTATACACTCTGGTCGCAGCTTAGCTATTAACTGCCCGATTAATTCAATTTCTTCGGGGACGCTCATCATATCGCTAGAAAAATAGTTGCTTCGTCCACCGCCTGCTTGTTCAGTTACGGCTTGACGGCTAAACCCTTTACCAAGCTCACGTTGACGCCAAAACTTACCCCAGCGTCTAAGTGCATTTCTAATGTGTTTAATTGTTATCTGAGTTGTTATCATTTAGCTTTCCTATTACTTCTAAAATATCTAATGAGTAAACATCTTCTACCAAGCCAACTACGTCGTTCCATTTGGGGCTGTACTCCTTGTTTTCCCAACGCCTCAATGTACGCTCTTCAATACCGTAGCTTGCTGCTGACTCTGCTTGAGTGTATCCACGTAAACGTCTTGCAAAACGGAGTATCTCTGCTCCAAGCGGAGCTCTTCTATTTTTAAAAATCCTTTTTGATGAGTAACTTAACTGCGTCAT